CCCGCGTTAAACTCATCAATGACCTTTTGTGGCCCATAAATCAGATCATGATCCTTTCCATCCCTGGCACAAAAATATCCAATTTGCCAGGCCCAAGGTTTGGTTTTATGACGTTGACAATTATTGTCCATAGAACTGTTCAAACTTTTCTGCTACTTCTTGTCTGAATGCTGCTGATTCTTTGTACTTTGGATCTGCAATCATTTCTTTTAATGCAGCTTCATTCATTCCAGGAGCTCGAACAGTATTTGATGTTGGCATTTTGCCCTCAGAAGTTTTAGCAATTAGAGCTTCCAATACTTCAACACCGGCAGCTGTCGTTGCTAATCCTTTGAAACCTTCATATTGATCTGGAGTTAAATTACCTTTACCCCAATCACCAAGATCTCTCAACCTGGCATTTGCATTTTTACCTAATGCCTGGATCTCAATCGACTTTGCAGCTTCTGGATCATTAGCTTCTACTTCCATTCTGGCAAAGCCATGAAGCATTTGATCGAATGTGTCCTGGCTCATGTTGGTTTCTTTTGCTACATTCTGGAACCATTCAATCCTCGGATCCTCCATATCGAACTCGCCTGGCAGATCTTCTGGTGCTTTTATTTCGTAACCGGCTTCTGGCGATCCAGTGAAACCTCCGAACTTTTTTTCAAGTTCAGCATAGGCTTTGGCCTGGTCCTCCACTGATTTGTATTTATCTTTTAACCATTCTGGTTTTTCACCTTCGACTGACTCACTGGTACCAGTATCGCCAGTCTGTTGTAAGTCCGAGTCTTGTACCTCTGGTGTTTCAATATTTTCTTCTACTGGGTTTTCGTCTATCAAAGTTTCTTCGCTCATATTATCTCCAATGTTTATTTTTTATCTGCCAAAGACAACTGATCAATGATCTGTCTAACTATGTTGTTTTGGCCCTCTCTGATCCCGGCACCGAATTGTGTCGAGTTTGGATTTAGCACTGGCTTATCAATCGTAATAGATTTAAGCCGATCCAGAACGTATTGCCCCGCATCTGTACTAAAACATTCTTGGAACTGGCCCGCTATTTCATGCGACTTGGCTTCGTTCTCTTCCCTGGCTTTTTGTATTTCTTTACCATCAAGATCTAATTTATCCCAACTGCTCTCCGCCACCTTGCATCTCCTGTTGTGCTTGCATCGCTTCTGTTGCTTGCGCTTGCAATTCCGTTCTCTCTTCTTGTGATCTGATCAGCTCTTGATCAATTCCAAGTTTCTTAGCTATGTAAGCTGGCATATCTTCCATCTTTGTTCCCAACGCAAAGACTTCTGGTCCAAGAGCCATAGCCATTTCCATGTATTGTTGAACTGCTAACATATCTTCTTGATCCTGGGCCCTGGCTAATGGTGAAGTATGCTTGATCGTAACTTCACGACCATCTACTTTAAACTCACCGAGCTTGCCATTCTTCTTTAAGATATATACAGCTCGCTTAACAATCTTCTCGATAAATTCAGTCTGTAGCCTGGAGAAAGCTGATCCAGCATCCATGACCAACTCTTGGCCACGCAATGACATTTCAGTAGCTGTCTTTGTTGGAGAGTCCATACCGCCATAAGGTTCAGCAAACAAACACTTGTTAATGCTTTCTCTAAGATCTTCCATGACTAATTCAGATACATTGAAGTCACCAGCTCTGTCCAGGGGACGTAATGTTGGATTAGAACTGTCGTTAGATCCGACCGGGATGGCTGTACCTGGCTCCAGGTTGATGTTATATGGATTGATAACTCCATCATCAGTTACTGTGTAGATCCCAGAAATAGCCAGGGCAGCATTGCGAAGAGCAAACTCACTGACTTTATTCACTGTTTTGATCGCGGGTAATACTTGCATGACTCTACCACGACCAAGGATCTCACCTGGTACAACCATTTCCCGGAACACGATCCAAGGAGAAACTTCGTAATACCTAGTAAATATCACTTTTTGATGCTCTCTCTCGATCACGCACTGATAATAAGCGTTCTCTTTTGGAGCAAATACTGTGCCTTCGATCAGATCGATCTTAGCATCTGGCTTGTCTTTNACTTTTCTTGCAGCTTCATCTGATAACTCAGCGCCTGGCCAGATCCTTTCTACATGCCTGGCTGGTACAGANTGAACTCTCCAGATCGTTTCAATNGATCCTTTTGGTCCTTCTTCTGGATAGAGATCAGCAAGCGGAACTGCTGTGAAATGTAATAATGAATCGCCACCTGGTTCAGCTTCTTCTAACATCAAAGCGCCTGTTGAAACGCTGAGATCTAGTAAAGCTTCATGTGCCTGGGTAGCAAAGTTTGAATGATTGATGTGATCAAATAAAATATCGTTGGCTTCGTCCAAATACTCCTGGACTTCTTCTTCATCTTCAACGACTTCTGATCCTACAACTAATTTGGTCCACTGTCGCCAGGGCGGAATGAGAGTAGCTTGTAATCTTGAAGCAAACTTCTGGACTCCCATGACTGCGGTCGAGTCATAGATGTCGACATTCTTTTTTTGTCCTGGAGTATGAAGGGAAAAGTTTTCACGCTGCGGTAGAGCAAAATCATAACATTCTCTGAGATGATTGATCCAAGGATCCTTTCTGCTTCTAGCTGCTTCGTATCGAGCTATCAATTCTTTAACTGTCCCCAGCTCTTTAGGGATCTTAAATTTAGACATATTAACCTAAAGTGTTGCTGTAAATACCTCTTTCATCACCAGAGATCAGACTCATGCGTCCTTGCTTGGCACGTTTACGAGCTTCTTCTCTAGCTGCAATTTGCTTGTCAAGTTTGACATCTTCTTTCTCTTGCCTAACTTCAGCTTTAGTTTTAGCTGGTGGTGGTGCTGGTGCTGCTTTCCTTTTTCCCATGATGCTCCTTAGTTAATTAATGTGATCCCATTACAATCCGCCCAATAAAGAATTACGCTGATTGCTTGTTGATTTCTTTTGAGTGTAAGTACCTTTTGACACACTGCGATCTATCTCTTGGAATGCTCTTTTATCTTTGTTCATTTTGTCAATTTGCCTATTCCAATCCGCTGAGTTAGTAGCTTTGTTTGCTTTTTTAGCGTTAGGATCTCCGCCTTTAACGTAACTCCAAGAATCTTTCCGGCTTCCCATGACACTCCTTAATCAAATATTTATACAATTGATTCGCAGTGTATATATGCCAGGTTCTTAATCCGCCAATCCCTAGTAAGGCCTTTGTTTGCTCAACACAAGTGCAAAGTGTTGGCCAGGGATTTCGGATCCTGGTGTTATCACGACGAATATTAACGTGGATTATAACACTACAATTAGTATCGATGACAACATTTTGTATCTTATGTTGTGGACCAAAAGGTAAAACGTGGATGTCAGTCCCGCCAAGCCTGGGATTAAAAGAGATCCAATTGAATCCATCCCAACGTACTGCCCACACATGACGAATGCCTGGTTTAAGTAATTTGGCAAGCTTCCAGGGCATATCACCATGCTCAAAGATCACATACCATTCTGCAAAATCATACTTCCAATCTTCGATTAGTGAGTGCTTGAGCCAGCTCAAAAGATCTTCCAATCCTGTTTGAGTACAGCTGGACCATTCATACCTTCATGACGTTTATCGATCCAGGCGACAGCGAAATATCGGAAGGCATCAGCTCCATGTGANCTCCAATCNTGTAGTGGGCGATCCTTGTAAACTCTTTTGTCCTCGTCATACTCGCAGCGGTAATAACTCAGAGCTCTGATTCCATCAGCGCAGCGGTTCTCGTCAAAATAACACCTGGGTAATATTCTCCTGGCAGCTTCAATGCCATCCATGATCGGTAGATTCGGTGTGACTCGGAACACAATTCCCATTTGACGCGCTTGATCTTTTCTTGATTTACCAGTAGTCAGCTCTCGTACTTGAATATCATGTGGTGCCCAGTGATCTCCGAAGGTAATGCCATGCGTATCTCGGAAGTCATGCAGCCAATTGATGTAATGTTGTAAGCCTTCTCCGCTGTTCTCATAGTAACCAACAACTCGCAGCTCAGTGCCAGCTCTCTGGATCAGCCAGATTGAAGTTGCGTCCGCCACCCCAAGATCCCAGAATGAATGAACCGGCAGCACTGGATCAATTGGAACTTTGGTGATCCTGTTGTCCTCCCTGGCTGCTTCGATCTGCCTGGCATAATAGGCACCCTTCCTATTTTCTAGTGGTTCTCCGAGCCAGATATGCTTGTATAAAGCTTTATCGACTTTCTCCAGGTGTACCCTTTCCTTCTCCAAAGTTTCTGGAAAGAATGGGTTGTCAACGTAATTGACTTTAACCACATATGAATCTTCTGGTGGATTGACTACAAACCTTTGGTAAGTTGGATCAAGCAGATCCTGGGCATTAAACGAGATCCAGATCTCACTGCCTGGAGCTCGGATCGTGGGAATGAGTGTGTCATAACTGACTGAAGTTATTTTTTCAGCCTCTTCAAGCCATACTACCTGGATTCCTTCCATTGATTTGATCTTGGTGATGTTTGATCTGAGTCCTTCAAAGCTAAAGCGTGATCCATTACGACCAATGATCTGAGTCTTTTGAATGTCAAAGAAATCTTCCAGGCCCATTCGCTCAATCGTATCAGCAAGGAGCAGCAGCACTGAGTCATTGATTGACTTCTGGATCTCCCTGGCACATAAGATCCTGGTCTTTTCTCGGTAAGCTCTCATGATCAAGAGCTGCGCGATCGTCCAGGATTTGCCAGATCCTCGCCCTCCATGTGCTACTTTGTATCGATGAGGTTCTAAGAAAGGCTCAAACTTCTCAGTGATTTGTATGCGGAGTTTCGTCGTCGTCATAATAATTAAGATCGTGATAATGAACCATATCGACTATGGATGAATAACACCAGGGACAAAATGCTACTTCAGTGATGCCAAAGTAACCCTCGATCCCACCATCTTCTTCGTCATATTCACTGGCACAAACATTGCATGTATGCTCTATCTTAGCCATTGCATTTGATGGATGATATAAGGAGCGTAACCAATCCAAAAACCTAGAAAGATCCCAAGGTA